ATATTTTACGACTGAACCAAAAGGCCGCAGAGTAGTGATGGGTGTAGAACTCGACGAGTTTGACGCACCAGTAGCTTATTATCTCAAGCTTGGTCAAGGCCATCCACACGATACGTTTGGACAAAGGCGTTCAGATAAAAGGACAAGAGTTCCGGCTGAAGATATTTTGCACATTTACCTTCCAGACAGAGCGCAACAAACCAGAGGCGTTTCTTGGTTTGCTTCAGCAATGACTCGAATGAGGATTCTCTCAGGTTATGAAGAAGCCGAACTGATTGCAGCCAGAACTGCAGCGGCAAAGATGGGTTTCTTGGTTTCCCCAGATGGTGAAGGCTTCATTGGTGATGAATCCGCAGACGGCAACCAAATCATGTCTGGCGAACCTGGAAGTATTCAACAGCTTCCTGCTGGAATGTCTTTTCAAGAATGGAATCCTAGTCATCCAACTTCAGCTTATGCCGAATTCCACAAAGGCATTCTTCGCGGAATCGCTTCCGGCTTGGGGATTAGCTACACCAGCCTGAGTAACAACCTCGAAGGCGTCAGCTATAGCAGCATCCGGCAAGGCGCATTGGAAGAGCGTGACCTCTACAGACAACTGCAAAGCTTCTTGATTCAGCACCTTTGCGAGCCTGTTGCTCAAGAGTGGCTAAAAATGTCAATGACTAGCGGCAGCATTCCGATTCCGATTACCAGATACGATAAGTTTTCAAACACTCTTGAGTTTCGAGGCAGAGGGTTTTCTTGGGTGGACCCAGCCAAAGAGATCAGAGCGGAGGTCGAAGCAGTTAGAAACGGATTCAAAAGCCTCAATGACGTGGCGCGACAATACGGAAGAGACGTTGAGGAAGTCTTTCAGCAAATGCAGAACGACAAGGCAATGGCAGAGCGTTATGGAATCAGCCTAGCCTTTGAGCCGCTAGGCACTCCACACAGTCCAACTCATCCAGAAGGCGCAGACGTTTATAGGCCAGAAACCTTTGTTGATGTCGCAGAAGAAGACGCAAAAGACGATTGATGGCAGAAAGCTACAAGCCCACCAGTGGCATGGTCGAAGAAGCCAACCGTGGTCTAGAGTGGAGAAAAGAATTTGGCAGAGGCGGAACCAGTGTCGGAATCGCAAGAGCCAGAGACATTTCAAACGGCAAGAGCCTCCCACTGGCAACCGTCAAGCGGATGAAGTCTTTTTTTGCTCGCCATGAAGTTGACAAAAAAGCCGAAGGATTTCGACCAGGCGAAAAAGGTTATCCAAGTAATGGACGCATAGCTTGGGCGTTATGGGCAGGTGACGCTGGCAAAAGTTGGAGTGAAAAAACAGTGAGTTCAGCAGAGAAACAAGAACGAGCATTAACTGGAGCAGTTCAGGAAGGACTGAAAAACAAAGCCAAGGAACACAACGAAAAAGTTGGTGATGACTCCAGAAAAAGAACAAACGCAAGGACACTTGGGACGGTTTTTAGAAGAGGCGTTGGAGCCTATAAAACAAATCCGGCTTCTGTTAGGCCCAGCGTCAAAAGTCCAGAGCAATGGGCATATGCCAGAGTTAATTCATTCCTCTACGTTTTACGAAATCTCAAATTTAGAAGTGGCAAGCACGATACGGATTTGCTGCCAGAACAACATCCACTCTCAACCAAAGGCAGAGCAATGGATTTGACGAGTATGACTGAACGACACGTTATTGACGTTGAAGAAACAGATGACGAGTACATCGTTGCATTTGCCAAGGCTAAAGAAGTAGCAGAAGAGCCGGAAGAAAGACAAGAAGTTGAAGAAGTCGAAACGCGAGACTTACCAGTTCAGACACAATACCGAATGGGTTCAGTGCGGATGATCGATGAGGAACATGATCGTCGAGTGATGATGTCGATTAGCTCAACAAATCCGGTTGAAAGAGAATTTGGCTATGAAGTTCTTGAACACAATGCCGGAAGCGTAGACATGGAATTCATGTCCAGCGGCAAGGCGCCACTTCTTCTAGACCATGACGCAAGGCAGCAAATTGGAGTGGTAGAACGGGCATACATGGACAAGGACAAACTCAGAGCGCAAGTCAGGTTTTCCAAGTCCGCAATGGCAGAAGAAGTTTATCGTGACGTAGTTGACGGCATTCGAGGCAACGTTTCGATTGGCTACCAAATCCAAGGCATGAACAAAGACGAGAACGGATACAAGGACAAGCCACTTTATCGGGTGAGTTCCTTTAAGCCATTGGAAGTTTCAATGGTTTCCATTCCTGCCGATTCCACTGTTGGAGTTGGCAGAAGCTATCAGCCGGAAATTTCCGGTAATGAATCAACTGCAATTCAGGAGAATAAAATGGAAGAGCAGGTTCAAAAGCCGGAAGTTCAAGTACGGCAGGAAGACCAGTTAAAGGAGTACCGCAACCAAGCTTCTCAGATTCTTGAGCTGGGCAAACGGCATGACGAATATGACCTAGCGTTTCGCGCACTTCAGGAAGAGAAAAGCCTAGCTGAATTCCAGGCCATGCTCTTAGAGAAGAAGACCAGCAAGCCAATCGACTTCTCAGTTGACGCAAGCCCCAAAGAGAAGCGCAACTATAGCTTAGTAAGAGCCATTCAAGCCGCTGACGCGAAGGATTGGAGCAAGGCCGGATTTGAGTTGGAAGTCAGCAAGGAACTGGCAAAGAAGCAGAGCAGACAGCCAAAAGGTTTCTTTGTTCCCGACTTTGGTTGGCAGACTCGAACGGTCAGCACAGCGTCAGGTGCAACCTTTGGAGCAGGAAGCAATATTGTCCCAGAAGACTACCGAGGCGACCGATTCATTGACGCTTTGATTTCAACCTCAATTCTTGGGCAAGTAGGCGCAACGGTTCTCAACGGACTGCAAGGAAATGTCGCAATTCCCAAAATCAGCACCAGCACCGCAGCGGCATTCATTGCGGAAGGCGGAAGCGTTGGAAACAGTGAGCCAGATTTCGCTCAAGTCACCATGACGCCAAAGCTTCTGGCAAACAAGGTTTCTGTGACTCGCGAGTTGATGATTCAGTCTGACCCAAGTGTCGAGCAGCTCATCAGAAACAACATGGTCCGAATTTTCGCAGCCAAGATTGACAACGTTGCTCTCAAAGGTGGCGGATCAAACGAGCCAACCGGAATCCTCTCAACAAGCGGAATTGGTGATGTTTCTTCTGGTGGAACCAGTGGCAACGCCAATCTGACCTACGGAAACGTGGTCGATATCATGACCGAAGTGAGCCAGGACAACGCTCTGCTTGGGAACTTGAGATGGGTCACCCATCCAGCAGTTGTGGGGAAACTGATGCAAACACTGGTTGCAGCATCAACGGATTCCAGAATGATTATGCCGTCACCGGAAAGCATGATGGGCTACCCAGTGGTTCAGACCACTCAAGCACCAAGTTCATCACCATACTCACTATTGTTTGGAAACTTTAGTGATTTGTATATTGGCTTCTTTAGCGCACTTGATGTGCTGGTCGATCCATATTCTTCAGCCGGAACTGCGACAACCAATTTGTTTTTCTACCAAGATTGCGACATTGCGGTTGCCCACGCTGAATCCTTTGCTGCCGCGCAGGATGTCACTGTCTGAGTGTATCAGTTAGATGAATTACAAGGTTGGGGTAATTCTCGACCTTGTATTCTCTTGTGTGGTGGACCGTCTGCGCCTTCAGACCTAGCGCAAGCCAAGGCGCGGATAGGTTCAAAAGCTTACGATTTAGCGAGTGTTAATAATCACGGTCTTCTTTTTCTTGGCGAGTTGGCTTGGTGCTACGCTCATGATGTCAGGATGGTGGAACATCTGAAGGAATACGAAACGCCAGCAATAGTCCACCATGACCCAAAGAATCTAAGACCTCATGACATAAACGGTGGGATTGTACCATTCATACGGCTTTCGGGACCAGAGGCACTTTGGACAGCAGATTTTTTTGGTTATTCAGAAATTCATATTTGTGGAGTCGATTTCTACACCGGAGCAAGACGTTATTGGCATCAGTGGGAGCAAGAACCAAGACAAACAAAAGTCAATGAAGATCAACAGGCAAGATGGATAGAAGCACGGGACCAATTGCAAAATCCTAAGAGAATCGTGACCTACAACGAACGACTTCAGAGAATATTTCAATGAAGATTCAGATTATTAGAGGAACCGTTGCCAATGGCGGACCTGTCAGAGTTGGACAAGTGATAAGCGTTGACCCATCTGAAGCACACCAGCTTATAAATATGGGCAAAGCGGTTGTTTACGAAAACAGAGCCAAAGGCTTGGAACCAGAAGAAGCGCCACCAGTGACCACTAGAACAACCAAAACTGCTCGAAAGCCTAAGAAATGAGCATTGAAACGTCTGCTGACAGATCAGCAATGCTTGCAGATTATGGAACCACTGTGACAAAGGCGGACACGAGCACCTTCACAGGCATTTTTGACAACGACTTTTTGGCTGTTGATTTGGACGAGTCAGAAGTGGAAAGCACAGAACCAACCTTGCTTGCTAGAACCGCAGATGTATCCGGTTTGGGTCATGGCGATTCACTAACGATCAGTTCAACGAGCTACACGGTGCGAGGCATTCAGCCGGATGGCACTGGCATGACGCAAATCCTGTTGGGTGTGTAATGGCGCATAAACGAGCACAAATCAAAAGCCGAGTAACAACGGTTCTGACCGGATTAAGCACAACAGGTTCAAATGTCTTTCAGTCCAGAACCTATCCAATCGCAACTTCTTCAGTTCCTGGTCTGCTGATTTATGCCAATTCAGAAACCGTTGAGAGGCTAGAGATTGGAAAACAAAACAGGCAACAACGCAACCTCGACCTAGTGATTGAAGCAGTAGCTAAAGGCACAAGCGCAGAAAGCACACTTGACCAAGTAACGGTTGAGGTTGAAGAAGCGATGGCAAATAACCAAACGTTAAACGGATTAGCAACAGATTCTCAAATTACGGATACTTCCATCCGTCAAGCCTCCGCTGAGTCGGAGTTTTTTATTGCGACTTTGCGGTACACCGTTCTGTATCGCACCATCGAAAATGACGTAGAATAAAGGAGACAAAATGGCGATTCCAGATCGGTTTTTGAGGTTAAGGAGTTCTCAACCGTACATAAAGACAGAAACAACGGCAGGAAGTTTCATAGTTCCTGTTGGTGGTGATGCTTTCACAACCACAGACCCACTAGCGTTGTCTCAAACTTTCAACACTACCGATATAAGCGAAGTTGGCACAAGATTGCTTCAGAATCGTTCTTTCTTAAACTATGCAGAAAGAAGCACTTTCGACATTCCTTTTCTAGTTAAGCCTTCAGGCTCTGCTGGAACTGCTCCTGCGGAAAGTGACATTTTGCAAAAAATGATGGGAACGCTGACAACTGCTGGCGGAACAAGTAACACTTATTCTTTTAGCCGAGTTGCAACCACCTTCCAAGTTGCTCAAATCGTTGACACTTTTAAGCTATACTGTGCCAATGGAACTGTCGTTGAAGGTTTTAGTTTAGACATTGCAAGAGATGGTGTTTTTTCCATGTCAGCAAATTGTCGAGCTTCAAGAATCCGTTACTCTGGGCCTGCAACGGCAACTGGTTCTGACGTTTCGGTGGGGACAGGTTCAGCAGCAACTGCAACAATTACTCCTGCCACAAACGCTGTAGCTGCTGATTATTTTTTCGATACACAGCAAGTTGTTATCTACAACTCTTCAGACGCAATCCAAAACTCTGGAAATCCTTTTACAGTTTCATCAGTCTCAACCACTGGCGCAACGCTTGGTCTAACCAGCACCTCTGGAACCTACACCTTAACAGCAGGTGATTATCTAGTTCCTTTCTTAGTCACTCCAACACTCTCAAGTTTTGAGCCTATTTCTCAAGGAGATGCNCAAGTTTTCTTGGCAGCACAGAATGCGGCAGTNGGCACAGGTTCAGGNGAAATCTTTAATGCTTCAAATAGCTTTTTAGCAACCGGATTCTCTCTGAATGTAAGCAAAAATCTTGGTGATCCTGGTGTAAATGAACTAACTGGAAACAAGTTT